TCGTGGCAGCCCAGTGCTTCCCGGTGGTGCCGGTAGAAAAGCAGTCCGACCGCTACACCGTGTACGATAAAGGAGATCTGCTCAGAGATGAGGCTCAGGAGAGGGCCCCTGCCACTGAGTCGGCGGGAATGGACTACGACATCGACACCTCTCCCAACTACTTCGCCCCCAAGTATGCGTTGCATAAGGACGTGGACGACGACTCCCGGGAGAATGCGGACAGGCCCATGAACCCGGACCGGGATGTTAGCTCTATTTTACAGGTAAGCTTTAAATACCTTCAGAGCCTTATCAACATACGGTGAGCTTGTGGTAAAACCAGACAGGTCGCGATATATTTGGCTCTATTGTAAATCTAAAGCCCAAAAGGAGCAATGGCAAGCTCTGGCTGATAAGGCGGATACTCCTTTATCGACTTGGTGCGCCTCGATTATCGAGGAGCGGATAGCAGAAGAGAATGGTCTCATCCCACGGCATAAGATCGCAAAAGAACTAGAGAGCTTAAAAGCGGAAAACAAGACATTACGAGAAGATCTGAGGCAGAAAGAGGTAGTTCTACAGAGATATGAGGCGGAATTGCGGCGGTATAGAGCCGAGCCCTTCCAGGGAGAGCAGTTCGCAGGCATCCGGCCATATTCCAAAGAGCTTGTGGAGATCCTGAAGGCCCGTGGCCACGTGGGCAGTTACCAGATACTCGAACTGTTGGGGATCGCCCCCGGTGAGGCTGAGGCCATTAAGGCCGTGTCGAAGCAACTAGAAGAGCTAGAGAAATTCAACTTGATCAAGGCTGACGGCAAGGGCTGGCAATGGATAGCATAATAAAGGAATTTGAGCGAGATTGCAAGGTCCGGGGAATGGCTGAACGCTCCATAGATTCCTATCATACTTGCATCCGGGCATATGGTGAGTACCTAGCCAGTCATGAGAAGAACTTTCTAACCGCTAAAAAGGATGATCTTGTTAGCTTCATAGAATCTTTGAGGCTGGAGAAAGGGCTTTCGATAATGACAGTTAAGCGATATCTAGCAGCCCTTTCTAGCCTTTGCGAATATTTGGTATTCAAGGAGCAGATACAGACGAACTACGTAAGGCCGGTCAGGAGTCGGGATATAAGGAGCTACAAAGAGACCCCTGAAGGCCGGAAACTCATTTCTGTGGAAGATATGGCCAGCTTGATCAATTGCACCCTAGATATTAGAGATAAGGCGGTTATCACGCTCCTGGCAAAGACTGGCATAAGACGAAACGAGCTAGTCACTCTGGATATCTCAGACGTGGACTTAATCGAAAATAAGATCCGACTGAAGCCCACCGCGAAAAGGACCAACCGGACTGTATTCTTTGATGACGAATGCTCTTTCATCCTCCGGAGGTGGCTGGCCATCCGGCAGGATGCCAATAAGAAGAATATCCCGGCGCTGTTCCTAAATGCCGAAGGTGAGCGGCTGAACAGGTCAGGAGTCTATAACCTGGTGACTGAGGCTGCCCGGCGTGCTGGCCTTCATGATCCCACCTCGGAGCGGCTGGAAGACCATTTCACGCCCCATTGCTGCCGCCATTGGCTGTGCACTCACCTTTTTCGGGCAGGAATGCGAAGGGAGTACATCAAGGAGCTGAGGGGGGATAGCAGGAAAGAGGCTTTTGACTTGTATAACCATATAGATCTTAAAGAGCTGAAAGAGGCTTATCTGGCAGCGATACCACAACTGGGCCTCTAAGCCTTCTATTTTCCTTTTCACATTAGATCAAGCCGGAATGAGGCGCGAGTTTATCCAGGAGTTAAGGGGGGATTCAAGACGGGAGGCCATAGATATCTATGACCACATAGATCTTAGGGAGCTGAAAGAGGCTTATTTAGCAGCCATACCGCAGATGGGCATCTAGCCTTCTCTTTCTATTTTTTCTAGGATCTCGGCGGCCTTCGGATAGACAGAATCATGATGATCCACATATAAAAATTGGATTCTGTTTCCCTTTATTCTATAAACGATAACATAAGGATCGACATGAGAGCCGCGAGCGTGCTTTAAATTGTGGCTCTTTGGGCTGCCTATTGAGGGGTTATCGAGAATCTGGCTGATCTTTTTAAGGAAGCGCTTTTCCAGCGCCCGGTTCTTCCTAGTGAGCTTTGAAAACTGCTCCTCAAATTCAGGAGTTGATTCAAAGTCCATATAGCCTACTCAAAGGTTTTTCAGGTGGTTCAAGAACTCTTCTTTGGTTTTAAAGGTCTTGACTAAACCAGCATCAGCCTGCTTGATGCTCCTCCGAACTCCGGCCTCAAATTCCTTTAAGGCGGCCTCGTTGGCATCCTGGATGACCACATTCTCACTTGCACCGGCCATGGATAGATACTCCTCGCTGTTGGGCTATAAGGATTGCGAAAAGGCGGGCGGGGCTATGCCGGTGTTGGGATTATGAAGTGCGATGACTTAGCAGCCACCGCGCACGGCTTGAACGCAAGGGCCGACCCCTCGACAACTTCAATTTACCGCGAGCATGAAATTATACTCTAATTGCAAAAATCTTGCGCTCTGGTTAGACATGCTTTTCAACTGTTTGTTTCTCCATTAACAATCCCACTCCACGACATATGCCCCACATCATGATGGCAAATATAGCAGCATACATATTGATGAGTACCTATACACATACATTCATACCCGATTATAGAAAAGTATATTAACTGGTTAATTGACAATTATTTGATTAGGGATTGATCATAGATGTTGACAGGATTCGTTTCTGCAAAAATCCCGATCGAGACCAGAATTGCGATTGAAGAGTATGCGAAACAAGAATGTCTCTCATTAGGAGCTGCGACCCGGTACTTCTTGCGGATTGGTATAGAGAAAGAAAAAGCGGTGATGTCTTGAACGAAAATATAGAATCAGTAGGCCAAGCGGTGAAGTTGTCCAGACAGCGCCGCCGGGCCTGCGAACACCGTGCATGGTTCTGCCGAGGTGTCAAATGACTATAGATACCTGTATGCATAAAAAGGTTGCTAAAACCTATTATGCAAAATGTTTTTCGCCAATCAGAGCGGCTTTAGACAGCGATTCAAGGCAATTCTTCAGCAATGATCTCTCATGCCGCTGCCTTGCCGAGCTGGATGAGGCGCGCGGCTTGCTGGAGTCCGTCTCTTGCCGGGATGGCCTTACAGTGGCCGCTTTCTCGTGGGGGAGCGTAGCCCTGCCGCCCGAGCTGGAGCCGAAGCTGCGCGAGTTGGTGGGCAGGAAGACAGCGGTTTTGAGGCTCGATGGCCGCTATCATTGCCGGGCGGTTGACTGATGTCCGAAGTTCCGGAGGTATTCGATCAGCCCGGCGCTGCCTTTGTGCTCCTGCCCGGTGGGATCAAATTTCCGCCTCTGGAGAAAGAATGGCAAAAGAAAGGCCATAGCTTCCATGAGGCAGTTGCCCATAGGGGCAACGTTGGCTTCCTGGCTGGAAATGACTTCATCGGCTTAGATCAGGATGATCCTGCCGCCTTTGAAGGGCTGGAGCTGCCCGCCAGCCCTACATGGGAAACACGTCCCGGCAGGCTCGGAATGTGTTTCAAGGTCTCTGATAACATAGCTGAGGCCCTGGCAGGTATAGGGAAGAAGCCGGACTTGGCACAGATCAAACTCTTCAAAGATGGCGAGCCCGTTGGGGAGGTCAAGATCCAGCGAACTTACCAAGTAATCCCACCTTCCCATAAGTTCATTGATCCGGTCACAGGTGATGACGTAGCGCCGGGAAAAGGTGATAGGGTTGATTACAGGCTCTTGGACTCCAGCCCACCGGCTTCTATCACCCTGGCAAAGCTCCTGGCCGATCTCCAGGCCATAGGCATAACCTTCTCATCCAAGCTGGAGCAGAACGCCGCAAAGCTGGAGAGCATGGGCAGGGAGGCCCGCCATAAGGCAGCAGTAAGCGATGAGGCTGGGACCCGGAGGTACGCAGAGGCGGCCCTGAGAAATGAAGCTCTGGCCGTGGCTGGCAGCCCAACCGGCAGTCGAAATGATCAGCTCAATAGTTCTGCCTTTTGCTTGGGCCAATTTGTAGCGGCGGGCGTGCTCTCTGAGTCCGAAGTCTCCAGAGAGCTTTCAAGGGCGGCCATGAATGCCGGGCTGGAGCCTGATGAGATCAACCGGACCATAAGGAGCGGCCTGGAGAGTGGCGCGAGGCATCCTCGGGAAATACCAAGCCCGGAGACCACCCGGACCCATGAAGCGCATAATCAAAAAGGGCCGGAGATCAGATCTAAGGCCCTGGATATCTTGCAGACTGGAGATCCCATTCAGGCGATAACCGATAGTTGCGGCAGGATGGTGCTAGGAGCAGAGAAGGCATTTAGAAAGCTAATTTGCTGCAAGGCTGTTCAAGGCGTCAGGCAATCCGCCGGACTGCATCCAAAATTAAGCGGTGAATCCGGATCTGGCAAGACGTGGGCAGTGCTCACTTTTGCGCACCATCTCCCTGCCGAGGCGGTTATAAAAGGATCCTCTTCAAATTTAGCAGCATTCTATCATCAAGACGGAAATCAGGTATTCAGAATCTTGGATGATTATCAGGCAGGTAATGAGACACTTGACACGGTTATTAAGCAGACATCAAGCGTTTTTCATCAACCTTACGATCATCGGACCGTGAAAAAACAGGAGCCCCTAACTCTCCATATAGGCTCGGAGCAGACGTGGGCGGTCACAAGTGTGGACAGCTCACAAGATGTCCAAGTCTTGAATCGTCAGATACCTATCAATGTCGATGATTCTGAGGAGCTTACTGTCAAGGTGAACCGCCGCACCAT